AGTTCCGACCATAGCCCTCGACCTCGCTCGCCATGAGGGTTTTCAGCCCTTTAACCTTCATTTGCCCGTTCTCGTCAATGAAAACTTCGTCAAAGCCCAGGCCGCCGGATACAACACCGGCCTTACCTTCGTTGTCGCCGACTCCTACGCTGTCCAGCCCATCGTCAGTCCACTCAAATATTGCCGGCTCCGTTTCGGGTGTATTGTTTAACACCCAAACATGACCGTTTTTCATGTTCTTGACATGGGTTCCGTTCCAAATTTCCAGCGGATCCGTCTTTCCCGTTTGCGCCAAGGCGTAATCGGTCAATTCCTGTTGGGTAGGATTCGCCTTCCCAAAGTCATGGGCGGTCAAATAACCGCCTCGACCCTTCATTCCATCAATTTGCTGATGAACTTCTGCGAAATGCTGGTCAACTTCCGCAAATTGCTGCCCAACTCCAGCCGCTCCTTCTTGGGCACTTTTCTTGAGGAAGGCTGTGCGCTCAACAAGCTGCTTTATCGGACGTGTAGCTATTCCGTCCGAGCCTCCTATTACATCTTCTTCAATGTCCCACTGGTGAACAGCGGGGAAACCCGGATTAACGGGTTCTGGAATGTTAGCCATAATTTCCTCCTGGCTTAAAAGATTATGGTCCAATGACCTTCAATCGAAATATCCGATGCCTTATGAATCGGATTTGTCCTTGTTTTGCGAGCAAACAGCGTTCCATCGGCGGTCAATAAGCCAAACTCAAGGATCGCCATGCCGTTATTTTCAGTAACCAACAGTTCCCAATCAAACTGCACTCTGCCGCTCTCGGGGTAGCTATGACCCGAAATAGTTTTTGCCCACTGGTTTGCAATGGCAGTATCAGCAGGGGTGGGTTCAGTACCACTGGTTCCAAAGGCGATCTTTGCAATAGTACGTCCGTTCCCTTCTCCGGCTATCAGACGGGCCATCTGTTGCCTTGCACCGTTGACAATGAGGTTTTCTTCAAGAATTTTGTCTATGAGCTTCTCATCCTTGAAAACCTTCATCTCGAAAACACCCCTCATCGGGGCTTCTTCCACAAACTTTTCCATGTTTGCCTCCAAAATTTATCTTTACCCCATAGGGATAAGCGCCATGCCATCAAACTTTATCGAGCCATCAAATTTATATGCACCATTAAAATGGTGGTGTTTCCGTATACCGACGAAAGCAGTTTCTTTTATATCCGCTTTATCGCTCATATCTCCGCTACGCGACTCAACAATTACCCGATCTACATGATCATTCGAGAACTGAGCCTTACCGTTGAATTTCCACCGTCCGTCAAACTTGAGCTGTTTTTTCGTTTCATCTTCGATAGATTTAACAACGGAGGTATCAAGTTCCTCCAGAATATCGCCAGTTTCATCTACAGTATTTCTTTTAAGCCTGTAACGTACAGACGGATCATTCATAGAATACTGGCTTTTTCCGTTGAATTTCGAACCACCATCAAACTTAACGGAACCGTCGAAACATAACCGCGCTCGATGGGTGTCTTGGTGGTTTCCGTCAAGCATCGTAACATCAAGCGTATCTAAAATACCTGATCCAAACTTAAACGGAGCTTTCGGCTGATATGTACGGTCGATTTTTGCAGTACCATTAAACTTTATCGAGCCATCAAATCTGCACACACCGTTGAACCGCCCGTAGGTCACCACTTTATCATTCAGGGTTTTGCCATCAAACTTGGCAGCGCCATTAAACTTGAGAGGGGAACCAAAATGTTCCGTACTTCGGTTGCGGATAACGAGCAAAAGCCGATCAACAACTTCAAAATCTTCGGTGAAGAAAAACAGTTCTTTGGTATCAAAACTTACTCCGGCGACTACTACCTGGGATATGATAAAGTTAAAATCTATCGGCAATCCTTCGCCATCATGAAGAATAGTCAGTCCAGCCGGATAGTTCTGCTGAATATGTACAATTTCGCTTGAGTACAGGAACTTTACTACTTTGATAATATCGTTCACGCTTCCGTCGGTCGTATCAAGGAGGATCCGTAGCCGAATCATCAACCGATACAATTCGTCATCGTTTGCGTTCCGTGCCTCATCCTTGAGTTTTCCCAGGCGATCCATGAAAATCTCTCGGGCGCGTCCCAAGTCGTACTGGTCGGACATCTTATCTATTACACGGTCTAGTTCAGCAAGCTGTCCGTCATCATAAGAAACCAGCTTCTTCGTGTCTCCGCGGCAAAGATACTGAGGATAAAACGGCGGTTTATTATAGGTATTCCAGTCGATTCGGCTAAATTCCATTACACCACTTCCTCTATGGCTATTCTCGTCCTGTCAACAATAGCTATCTGCCGTTCATCAATTTCGATGTTCGCCTCTTCGTACTCACCATCGCCAGGCGACTCCAGATCATCGGTTACGGCTACCAGTATTTGCGCCTTGCGGATACCGGAAACACTATAAATAGGCTTGTACAAATTCTGGTAGATAAAATCTACGCCTACTTTCTGGTTCTCAGCGCCCCAAACATCTATATTGCGTTTCAATAGCTCAATGCCGTTAACAGGGAATGTTTCTTCGGGATTTTTTTCAAAGGTAATTTTCAGCCAAATGTAACGGTTTACCGGCCTGGTGAACCCTATCTCCCAAGTAAAGCCTTCGGAGTCAATAACTTCTACGACAGTATTTCCAAACGGCTGGATACCGCCAGGACCTTTCTCGAAAATCTTTTCAGCGACTTCCTGATCAACACCGCCAACAACTACCGCTTCATAGCTGTTGGGGGGGCGCCCGTTACACTCTTGCTTGCTTCTGTTGGAATATACCCTGCGATACAAAACACCAGGAACTTTGCCTATTTCATTCTCAAGCGCCCTTTCATTCCCGGAAGCCATTTTTTGCCGGTTCCGTATGCCGATCCTCAGCTCTGGATCGCTCTCTACTTCCCTGCCGGTGATCCCGGTAGCATAATTTATAATATGATCCAGACCGCTGACGTTCGAGACGATTTTATTCAGCGAACCGACGGCAGCAAACGTGGCGCCCGGTATAACGGCCAGATAAACTCCGTATGCGCCGAGCATCGGAAACTCAATTTTATCGTCATCGCAGAACAATGCAAAAGGTACTATTCCGGCAGCGGAATGTATCTCCATTCCGTCTTCACCATTATTAACAGCGACATATTCCCCTTGTACTATCGCTTCTATCTGTCCAAAAAGCCCATCTTGTATGGCTGCTTCATCGTCTTCTTCTGCGGCGGTATACGAATATTTACGACCGCCAATGGTGATCGAGTACACAGCACCTTCTTCAACCGAGGTTATCTTGAACATGAAGCCGAGCAACTTCTCCCTGCCGATTTTCACGCTGCCGGACAGGGCGAACTGTTCCCCCGATGAAAGCCGCGCCAAATGGCCGGAGAGTATCGACGTTCCCTCTTCCCCCCATAAAGCCTCATATACCCGCGTTGACTGAGCCTTCTCGCGCTCTACATTGACCAAGCTGGCAAGACGGTCAAGATAGACACCGCTTGCGGAATCGGGATCGCCAGCGGCCCAAAGCCCCTCCATTTTCTCCCAAAGTTGCGCTAATTTTATTGCCTGATTACTGACATAAGCGCCTTCCGGTGTGTCCGTAGACGTGTCTATGTCATAACCAAACGTATCTTTCCAGGCTTGCCGTTCCTCTTCGAGAATTACCGAAAACGGTTTAGCAACAAACCCCTTGTCAGTAAGGCCGTATTCCACTTTATTCGCCTCCTATGATATTTTTCCAGGCATCTTTCAGAGTTCCGTAGTCGGTTTTCAAAACAAAATCAACATGGAACAACCGTTCTTTTTTGTCATACCGCGGAACAAAACCGATTACCCTCTTGACCCCTCTTATGTTCATTAGCTTTACCCGCAGAGCGGTTTCTAAGATTTTCCGATGTTCGGATTTCTTCTGGCGCTTCGGAATATACGGAAGTCCTTTTTTGGTATCCATAAACCATTCGCCTAAAAATAACGACAGCTCATGCCGGACAACATGAGCCAGAAACTCCAAATCATCTTTCGTGTACCGCATCCGTCCATTATCCATGACAAACTTTCCGGTCTGCGGATCAAGTGCTATGCTTTTCATGTTATTTTTCCACTCCCGCTTCCGCTCAATGGTGATTTTAATTGCACCGTTATCGTTCCAGCCGTAAGATACGCATGAACACCAAGGCTGAATTGTTTTGCATAATATTCGTTACCGCCGCCGGTTCTCATTCCGTTCATCGCTTCAAAACAGGCAGCCAGCGGAACAGATATCTTAGTTTTGTCGCCGGAGAACTTTCCGATTGCTGGCCCTGAACCATTACCTACTGACGTTTCAGTAACCGTATTCGCTGCGGAGCAAGCCTTGTCTATATCGGTCGCCATATTAGCGGCCAATGTCGGATTATCAGACCTTTTCTTGAAAGTTTTTGCCAGATCAGCTTCAAGGCTATCGGCATCAATGGTCATTATTCCGGTTCCGGTGCCAGAATACGAATTGCCAGAAATAGATCCAGAATCTGACGTGGACGTTACTCCGGTGAGGATATATTTCTTTACGGCCTTTGCCATTTTCTCCGCCTGATAGTCTTCTCCGGTTTCATCCAGTATGTCGTCCATTGCGACAAATATTGCTAAGACATCTTTTTCAAGCGTAGCGGGTACAAGCGGCATTTATTCCTCCATCACCATACCAAGTTCGCTTTTAGCCGTTTCGATTGCTATTTCAATAGCGGGATTCCAGTTATGCTGAGCAGGGCTGCCAAGCGTCGTAGGCTTTGTAGTTTTTATCTTATCCCATAGGGTAGTGATTATTTTGAAAACACTTTTTCCTTTATTCTTAATCGAAACTTTGTCACCATTCAATTTAATGGTGCATTTTCCGTTAGTTGCCTCAATCACATCTTTCTTCATGTCAATAACACTGTCTTTGTACTTAACATCTACATGGTTATCATCCATCTGCACACGGCTTATTAGATCGCCGTCAGGCGCTGTTTTGTGAACAATATTCAGCCCTTCATCTTCCACCGCGATAAACTCCTGCGGTTGCAGTCCGGGAATCGCAGAACAATCCATTAAATTAAACCGCCGCGGATCCGTGTCTTCGATTTCTTTCCCGCCACTGTCGCGCCATTTATCAGTTGATCTCTCACAGACAAGAACCAGCACTTCGTCATCTTTCTCAAGAGGAAAATGAACGGTGTATTTTTTTGATCCGAAAAACAAAATGGGAACATCGGGAATTACCGGGAAATTCATAAACTTCCCGTCTGGCAGTTTTCGTTTAAGATACGGCTGAATATCGGCCCGGCGCGTCTTTGGATCGTACTTTTCTACAGATCCCGGAAACGCCGTATGCACGTTGGTCATGTTGTATTCGAAGCTTTCTTTGATGAGCTGGCTTAATTCGGTCATCAGACAACCTCCGCTTCAATGTCAATCTTGAAATCACCGTCCCAATTATCACCGGTCATTACGGATTTACTGATAATCACTTCGCCATTCAAGGTGGAAGATTCTACCTTACAGGCTGCCTTGGGGATAAGCTCAGGAAACAACATTGCCGAGAACTTCCAACAATTTGCGGCTTTCTTTTCCGTGTCATCATCGGACGTTTTATCGACTATTTGTTGCGGGATTGTAAGCAGCCCGGTCTCCGGCGTCAGTTTAAGACCAGTTTTATCAGCGGCTTCACCAGGCTTTATAATGTACAGCATTTCGTTCTGTACGGTATACGTCAAACCGAACTTGTTGAGAACATCGCGCAGTCCGTCTCCTGCCATACCGATAAAAGCGTATCCGTGATCGTAATTTTCTCCATTAGGAACCAGATCAAGCCCCTTAAACGGCAAGCCGATAGCATCCAAAAACGCCTGTACAACGGTCTTCGCCTCGGTATCTTTGGCATAGGATACGGATACATGACCTTCCATTAACGCAGAACGTCCATCGTAGACTTCCAGTTCAGTTACATAATCCTCGCCGTCTTTTTTCCGCTCACCCCTTACAACGTCCCCAAAAAATATCGCCGCAACGGTTTCATCAGAGTATCCAGCTTTCAGGGTTATGTGGTTTCCCTCCGCGCATACTTTGTCTGATGTCTCTTTCGACAGATTATAAATCTGTATTTTCGACGTGTTATTATGCTCAACGCTATCGGTTTTTTCGATGGAGAACGCTATTTTCAATCCGTCAATCTTAAAGCCTTCTCCGCTTTTCGGACCAACTATTACCTCAACAACCCGTTTCCATGCCATGCCCTATTCCTCCATTACCGTATAAGTAAGCGCAAACCGCAGATGCAAATTATCCCTGGTCACTTCCGCGGTATTAGGCCGTCCCTCTAAATCTCTAAGCCATAATTTCCCCGGAGGAAGTTCAGGAACCAATGCGCGGTACTTATCCAGGAAAAACGCACCCGAAACCAGCCTGATGCCGGCAATCAACAGTTTGCCGTAAGAGTCCATAATCGACATAAACCAGGCAGCCGCCCGGGAATTGTACGAAATATAAATACCGTACCGTTTACCCGACAAGTCGATTTTTATTTCCCAACGAGCGGCTTTCTCAGACAGCAATGGTATTTCAATACTTACATATTTCATGGCACCCACCCGTGTATCTGGCAAGCTTCAAGGTACTCGCTCTGTGATATGCTATTTTCCTTTGCCATTGCTTTCCATTCTTCTTGGGTCATGCTAGGTTGCTGTTTTGGCTGTTTCCCTGCGACTAAATTACCATTTGTGGTCTTTGCAGTTTGATCACCACCAGCAGAAGACGAAGCGTTTATCGTTGTAGTTTCGGACTTTACAATCCGCACCTTCTTAAACGACATACTAAACGGTAGGTCTTTTCCGGTTGAAACATCCCGATCAATTTCAAAGCCGGTAATTACCATGTCCGTATATGTTCCCAAACCAGTTACCAGGTCAACCGGCTGACGCTCCTCCTTGAGCCTTAACAACTCTTGATATGCCTCAATAATCCGCGCCTGCGGGTCTTCTGGTTCAATATCAGCATTGTCTTCCGGTACATCACCTTCTAAAACCGTAAACTCAGCTTTACCAATAAACGCCTGTATCTGCACTTCGTCAGCGACCGGAATAACATGGTCAGAGATAACGCTTCCTTCCTCAACAGGTATCTCCGTGATTTTATTGGAAAAAGAAAAATGTTCTGTGACAAACGCATCTATATCAAATCCGCCAATGCTTTTTGTTTGCTTGGGGTAGGTAAAGATTATACCCATTAGTTGTTTACTCCGTTTATTTTATAGTGTTTTTCCCCGTCATACGGCGAGGTGATTTTACAAAGTCGCTTGTATTCCGCTGACAAACTGATCGGTTCGTTGAACTCCCATTCCCCTTTATCCTCATTGAGAAAAAAATCAAAACCGCATAAGGGGCAAGTCCCACGATTATTTTCCGGGGCAAGGATGGTTTTGCCACAGTTGCCACACTTCTGAGGTCCAGTGTTTCGTAACTCATCCAACTTCTGGCGCCGCTCCTGGGCAGCCGCTTCTTTAATGCGGTGTTCTTCTTGCGTTGCGGCCTCGGATTCTTTTTTCTTTCTCCAGTCTGGAAATTCCTCATGCAAATCGTCCCAATTTAAAGCAGAGATAAAAAGTTTTTTCTGTTCCACATATGAATTGTTTGGGTAAGAATTTTTAATATACTCAGCTACAAATTCTAAAAAATTGGGGGAGCCATCAAACCAATCTGCAGGTAAAATTTCCGTCATAGTGATACTTGCCGCTATTTTACTGTTAACA